CCATCCTTCAAGATTACTTTTAACAGAAGCAGTATTAAACTGCAAGACTAATGGATTAATATTACCCATAAGTGATGGCTCTTTGTCATAACCTGGCTGAGCAAAAAACGTAGAATAAGCGTTCTGAAGTTCTCCTTCTTTGTTTGCTGTTCCTGTGACCGACGCCGCATTAGTCCAATTAGTGCGAGCGTCAAGCCCCCACATACTTTGACTAACTCTAAATCCTTGTGAATTAACTTTTATCGTATCTCTTGCTGCCCGATTACTTCTCCAATAAGGAACACTAAACGCAGTCCTACGGCGGGTTGTGTCTTGATACAAATTAACGGCCATTGGATAAATAGCTTCTTTATATCTTACACTATCTAAACCGTTTATTGGGGTACTAGGATCGTCATGTTCATCGTTATACATTGTCAAGAGTTTATGATAAATTTGTTTTTGTGTTGGGTCGAGCCCAAGTTTTTTATTCAGTCCCTCATTAGCAAAATTAACCAAAGCGTTTGAATAAGCACTCTTCATAGAAAGAGTGCCATCAGCAGTTTTAACAACCTGAATAATTGGATAAGTCCTAGTCGCTATAGGCTCAATATAATTTTTGTGAACTTGACTTCGTTGAGCCCGTACTTTAAACTGTCCCTGACTACTACTCAATACTCTAACTGGTTCTGGCTCCATCATAGAAATCGTATTATTCTTTCTCAACGAGCGAGCTACTGGATGTTCCCCCGTTCTAACTTGTTTCCAAGTTGGATGACCATATGGACCTTCTCTCTTATTAATCAAAGTGTTCAAAGAAGACGTACTATTTTCAAAAGCATTAATAAAATTTGTGTTGAATGCTCCATTGTTTAAATTTGCCCAATTAAGAGTAGTAGCATGTCCAAGAGTATTATCAGAAGCAGATACTGGTTCTTGAATAAAATAGTTCAGATTTACCAAGGTAGCTGGCATCCATTGCGTTCCTGCCCTATGTACAAACTCTGCATAGCTTACATTAAATTTTCTTTCGCCAGATGTTACGTCATAAAAGCTTCCAACGTCAGAAGCACTTAAAAACGTAATCTCTGATCCTGTTGCTCTAGAACTATCTGGCATAATCAAAACAGAAGCAGATATCCACGGATAGCCTCTATCGTCTTGAGGGATAGGATGTTGAACAAACCAGTTGTCTTCAAGAGAAGAAGTAGCCAGCCCCCATTTTCTTGAACCAGTTTGCTCAACGCGAAAAAGAGTATTTCTCTGTGTCTTATGATAAGAAGCAGATCCTTCGTAATTTTTTGAATTAGCCTTTGCTCCGAGATCTGAATCAAATCCAAATCGAGCAACAGGAGCGTTATACCAACCGTTTAATGCTGTTCTTACAATCAAGTTTCTGTAGTTGAGGCAATTATATGCGGAATACTCTGCCGCTTCCAAATCTAAAGATTCTTCTGCTGATGTTTCTGGACCTCCTGGAGCACTAAACCGTTCAACAAAGGAATGTTTATTGGCACCTCTATCCGGAACAGTGTAAGAAGCAATACCCTCAATAATATCTCCAGCGTCACCCAAATTATACGAGCCTGATTTTACCAAGGATGGATTGTTGTATCTTCTACCGCAAGTTTGGATAACCTCATAAGTGTTCTTATAGTTTTTATGAACGATGTTTCTCAAATTGACTGGGCGCTTAGCCATCTCATCTCGATAATATGAACCACGAGGCAAGTCGATACTTGCACCATTTAATCCTAGTGCTTCTGGCCCCTGAAGGTGTAGTTTTCCTGTTGTTACAAACAAACGCCAACCTTCTGGTCTAGTTGTTTCAGTAGCAGTAGTGGAACCTGATTCAATTGAATAATGACGGTATTGCCTTCCTCCAACATGAGCCTCCGTGAATGGTCCCTGTGCTGGAACTTCATAGTCTGGACCATATACATCCAGATGATGTCCTTCCAAAGCTATACTTGATGTAAATAATTCAAGATGTTTTTGATAACCCCCCGCAACTGACGAACTAAAAATATCAAACGGCATTATTTTATTTGCTTCTTGTTTTCCATCTATGCCACTAGGATTAGCTATATTCTGAATTTGAAAAGACCTTTTTAATTTTTTGTTTGGATCAATAATATCATTACAATCCTGCTCTGGTATTATTGTGCTCGCTGTGGCAAACAAAGTATTCTTTGTTAGGTTAGAATATGCTGTTGCTGCGTTATAGTAATCTGGTCTTTTTCCTCTCTCAAAAACTGGACCAAGTTGGTGAGACTCGTCTACCGTTAAACGATAAGGTGTCGTCCACTGTCGTTCTAACACTTGAGCTGAAGCTGAAAAAACTAACTTGCGAGTTTCATCAGTCCCATTTGATGTTACTAGCGGAGTTTTATCACGTTCGGCACGCTTGCTCCAATATAGACAGTTGTTTCTTTCTACAGCTGGGATAGAAGCATGACCATACTTCCAATTAAATAGATGTTTATTGATTCCTTCTGCGCCAGCTTCTGGATCTCCCGCTTTCATCTCTAGCGTTGGATATTTGGTCCAGTATTTGTTTCTCTCAAGAACATGACTCTCGACCATGTTGCGAACGTCTTCAGAAACGTCTGCTGTTGCTGGGACAAGCTGGCGTAGCATTTGGGATAGTGAAGAATCAATCCACTTATAAAACTCTATGTACCGTTCTAAATCTGGTACGTTTTGAACACGCTCATAAAAGAGCTGGCGCAGCTTCGACATGTCTTTATAGTCTAATCTATAGCGGTTTACCGGCTCTCCAATGAGATTATTGAAGTCAGTGATGGACGCAAAGAAGTTTATCATTTCTTCTGAAATGGTCTGATACATACTCTTTTCAATAGAAAGAAAATGGGTTATTGGTCTTGACTCTCTTGTGAAAATATCGTCATCGTCTCTGAGAATTTCAATCATGTCTGAGCTGCCAATAGTCTCTGGCAAGAGTTGTCTTGCACTACTGATATACTCCACATCAACTGCGTTTGTGCTATTCGCTGGAAAGTTATCGCCCCGACCAGGATACTGGTACTTCAAGATATTGCCCATAGAGCCATAACGAGCTAGGTCAGTAGTAGAGCCAGAAGAAAAATCATCTACAGTAAACCGCCCATTTGCGTCTGAACCAGTTACATTAGAAAAATCCCAGTTGAATAATAATGTATCAATACTAGGGACTGGCGTGCCGTCTGACGGTCCTTGGTTTAGAAAAGCGTTTCTATATGGATGAGCCCTTCCAAAGTTGTTCGCGTCATAGGCATGATGTTTGATAGTCTCATCTGAAAGGTAATCCATCCAACATCGGAAAGAAGAGATCTTAGCGTCTGTCTGCAGCACAGTAGAACCAGTATAATTTGTTCTATGGGCTCCAACAAAGAATCTCTTAGAACCTGATATGAACTGTTCAACAGAACCAGATGGAAGAGAAGACGATACAACAAACTCATTTTGGACTTCATCCAAAATAGCATTGACACCATAAAGCTCAATAGTATAATCCATGTTTGGAGAATGTGTTTGTGTCCCTGCTACTGCAGTGGAAAATGGATGCTTTGTATGTTTGACTCTAACAGCAAAATTCCACTTCTCGTTATTGTATACATCCTCATAGAAATCACTTGCGAGGTTAGGGAAGAAGCCACCAACAGTACCAGTCAGTCTAAACTGTACTCTTTTGCTTTCTAGCGAATCTCTTTCAGCTACAACAATAAAGTTTGCCGAGTCTGGTCTGCCGTTGTCGCCCCAGGTAGTTTCTGTGCCTGTTGGTCCAGCAGTATGACAACCAAACAAAGAAGCAGAAGTAAACGGAGTAAGGAAATACTGCTCGTTATCTTCTGCTAGCTTTTTAGGGAAGAACACTTCTGCTTCTACTGTCATCGCATAACCAGAAACCTCCGTTTTCAGGAGTGAGCCACTAATAAATCCGGCTGTATTTGAATCGCCTGATGTTGGATACTGGTATACAACAGAGCCAAAGCGGTCTGTATTGTTAAAGTCGGCATACTTCTTTTTGACTGAGGTTGCTCTATAATTATCCTTCAACTCGTATGTCTCATTATCAGCATACAGATTGAGTTTGATTAGTTCATCGTCTACTCCAAAGCAGCGAATCAAGTTTCTGAAAGACTTCTCTGTTCCCTTTGACTTATAGATGTAGGACAAGTTATTATAGATGTTCTGGTAGATTAGATTTTTGACATCTGACAGGTCATCTGAGAAGTTTCTATTTTCGTCTCTCGCCAACATTTTATTGAGCACGGTGGCGTCAACAAAGATTTCAGGAGTGATAAAGCCTGCTCCACGAAGCTGTCGATCAGCAAACGGGCTTGGCTTGAAACTTGCACTTATGTAGTCTGTGCTCTGTAAATTTGGAAGATTTTCTATCTGCAGATGCAGGTCATCAAAATATGACCCCATAATCTGTGTTAGCTTGAGCAGGTTCTCGCCTTCGTTGGCTCTGTCTTCGTCAATCATCCAACCTGGATTACTGTGGTACAGAGAGGCGTTATTGCGAACGTCGTGATAAATGGCTTTGTTAACAAGCGTACTATAAAGATTCGCAACAGAATAATGATGAGAATAAATGATTGGGTCTTTGAACTCTGACAAAGAGGCGGAAGACAAAATCATAGCAGAGCCAGTTTCACGAGCACCGGCAGCATAACCAAACCACGTACCGTGAGATAGGCGTCCAGAATAATCCAGCACCTTTGCGTCTACACTTGAGGTGAGTGTGATGCCTTCGTTGAACTTGTAATATACTCCAAGGTTAGTATTTGCTGGGTCTGTATTGGTACCACCTCCTACTTGAGTGAACCAGTATCTTCCGATCTGTTCTGAAGTTCTATTTGTTTTCCAATAACGAAACTCGTCTATGGATCCGGAAAGCTTCCCACAACCTTCAATGCCAGCAGGCAATTCAGTTGGTGTTGCTTTTGTTCGCAAGGCTCCAATGTTCGCAATCAGAGCGCCAGTCACTTCATTGATTGCTCCAGCAACTACTGTTCTGGTGTCATTCAAAGTACCATTAACGTAAAGCCGCAAAGTTAAATCAGCACCAGTGTTGTATCCACTAATCGCATAATGGTTCCAAGTGTTATTCATAACGGAACCTGTATCTACCGAACTATCGGCAACTCCCAAAATCTGATCAGTGCATGCACTAACTGTACCAGAGACACAAGTAACTTTAAAACAAGACAGAGGATCCACCGCTGCCTCCATGTATATCAAAAGCCGCCCGTATTCGCTCCCGGCGGCATGTGTTACAGTTGCCCCATTCCAAAGATCAAAGAGAACTTCATTGCCCAGCAACGTGCCAGGAGGTGCCTCTGGACCAGAACGAACTTCCAAAGTCCCTTTTTTTAACCAAAACTCAGTTGTAAAACCGTCATTTCCATCCAAATTGAGGTTGGCTGCGCGAGTTGAAGCAGTCGCATAGATGTTCGCTCCTACGCGAGTACCAGCTGGTCCAAGATTCATGGAACCAGTGATCTGAATGTATTCTTTTACTGCTGGCTCTGCGAAACCTTCGCTAGAGCTTACCGCCCCTTGCGCGCCCCATCCTGTACGAGAGAACATAATGTATCCATTTGTACGTGGATACTCGTTCTCAAAGATGTAGTTGTCTAGGTTGGATGAAGAGTTGTGGTATGCCTGCTTTTCGTATAGACTACCATCAAAGGGATAATCATTGTATACGCGAGCAAGAGCGTCTTTGTAATACATCTCCGCTGAACCGTATCTTGCGAAGTTGGTTGGGTCGGAGAAGTCCACATAGGGAACAAACCTTTTCTGGTCTTCTACTTTTGCCTCTACAAATCGCTGTGACTCAACGTCTCCGCCAACATCAACAACAGATTTTTTAGATAGAGGTTTATTTATTTTCGTTTTGAAAAGGTTTTTAACGCTCATTATTTGATCCTGAACTTGAACTTATCTGCAAGTTCTACATACTCCGTCGAAGTCTTTTTTCTCGCAAAGGAAATCTGATACATATAATCGCTCTCAAATAAGCTCATGTCCATCGTGAAATAAGACCCACTGGCATCGTAGCTGCAGCGAGTATGATTAGTAGAACCAGTTCCAAATTCAACTGCCACAACGCTGTCTGCAACTCGCTTGACCTGGTAATATAGGTCTTCCACGATTTCATGCTGGGGGGTTGCTTGTACCACGTCATAGATGTTAGGACTCCATCCCTTTGCTCTCGTGAACACCTGAAAGCGGGCAACATCGTCTTGGCTGTATTCTGTTTTCAGATTAGTGATTGAGACTACATAATCTGTGTTTGGGTTGTAACTGGACGCATTGATGTCTTTTACTGTAATCCTGGAGCCGGAATGAATACAGAGCGTCTTATCCTCATCAGTATACCATCTGTCGTATAGATATGAAGCACTAGTATTTAGTGCTACTGACGCTGAATAAATTCCTGTTGCTACCCATGATGCTGTCCATGCTGTTGGAAAATGAACGGTAGACTCTGGGAAATAATCTGTCGGGATATCGCGGTCTACAAAAAGTTTTACATAAATAACTTCTCCAGAACCCTTATCTGGAATATCTACTAGGCGTCCTCTAATCTGATTATACAATAACAATCCATTCGCGTTATCGTCTGCTGTCGCCAAAGAACTACTAGCGTAGAAGTTGGTCCTATCGTCTTTAGTTGAGTTGTCCCATCTAACTTCAATTGTCGGGCGACTAAAAAAGTATTCAGTGCCGCGAGCAGAAAATCGTTTTGTGTAGGATGAACTGGCAGCATCAGTGATGCTGGAAGACATATAGACGCCAAGTCCGTAGTTGGCTCTTTGAGCTACTCCGCCAGCGGCCATCCACTCTTCTACCAAAGATGTGATATTCAAGTTTATGTCTTCCGTTCCTTCTTTCATAGTCACAGTGTAAGCCGGAAGGGTTGTGCCTGGGGTATAAGAAGCAGTATGAAAATCTCCTCCTTCTGTTGTCCACGAAGTATAACCGCTTGAAGCAGAGGCAGCTTGGGTCCAGTTTGCAACACCGTTGTCAGTATACGCATCCAGGTCAAGTCCATAGCCTTCGTTCCATGAGCGAGAAACAGGCTGGACGGCTAAAATAAAATCTTTTGGAGTTGTGAAAGCATGTGCTACATTGTGCAGACGCAAGAAAAAGTTGCATGAGCCAGAGGCTGGGATTGTGCCTGCCGTGCGGTCAGTGGACATGGATGAAACCGGAAAGTCTAGAAGGATTTTGGCTTGCTCTTGAGAAGCAGATGCCTGCTGACCGTAGATAAAAAATGTTTCTAGGCTGTCGGCAAGTCCTACGTTAGAACCTGTGGCTCTCGTAGTCATGTCGGGCTTATAGGCATTGTATAAAACGGTGTCTTTGTTTGCCGTGTAGCGTTTAATAGCCATTATTTATTCCTCATCTCAATACCTTTACAATTTTTACGCCGGGAGGACCAATTAAGATTTCTTGTCTTTCAGAATCTAATGTACCGCCGCCAGAAGAAACTGATTTTCCTGCCCAATAATTATTAATTATTTCGTCCAGGGCTTTGTTGAGATATTCTTCCTCTTCTTCATCCTCCACATCTCGCATATCTGATAATACAACAGCAAATTGTCCTAATCCTCCTTGGTCAACAACAGTAATTTTACTTTTTGGAAGCGGCTGGACGGCATATACATGACGAGTTTCAACATCACCAGGACCCTCGTGCGCGAAAGCCCTACCAGCATCATCATACGCAAAAACACAGTTTAACCTACTAACTTTATTTTTAGGGCGAACTTTTTCAAATTCTTTTTCAATTTCAATAGGATTTGCCGCGCCGACTGCAGCAGCGGATCGTTGTGCCATTAATTCCTTTGTCCAATAGGGTTCAATAATATCTCCAATTTCCAATTCCTTAATGGACGCATGATAAAATACTTTTCCTAATCCTGAAACCTCTTTGTCTTTCAAACTTTTTCTATATGAATAAAATTGTTCTAACCTTTTTTTAAAAAATTCTAACGATTGTCCAACTTCTTTCTTAAAAAAATTCTTCATTAAGATATTTTTATCTGGGCCAATTTTAAGACCAGATATTTTTGCCTGGTCTTCCTCTGGTACTCTCCTCATATTTGCCCAATATGCAAAACCTCTTTTGCCAGTTTTTACATATTCCGCGATTTCTCTTCCAACATCTCCGCTAAAATCTACAAAATCGCGACGAAACTCACTCATATGTGAATTCGGCACCCAACCAGGAGTGTTGAGCTGCTCTGCTGTAAATGCTGGAAATTTTGAAAGTTCTTTTCCTAATGCCCACTTGTTAAATACAGAATTAGGTTGAAAATAAATATAATACCAACCTGGTCCAGTATACCCGCGAACAGCACTTGCAGGCAATTTATAATCTTCTAATAAAAGTTGTTCTTTAACAACCCAAAATCTAAAACTTTCAAACAATCTCTTCATTATTTCACGGTCCCCACGATGTCTGTCAGAGGATACTTCACTTCAAAAATTACATTCTTGGGGCAATAAATCATTCTTCCGCCTGGAGAAGTATTCATTTCAAGGTCGAACCTCGTGTCGGAATAAATCCCTCCGTTGTTTGACACTATCTCAACGTCTGTAACATCCAGCACTGAATCCACATCCTTTAATACGGAATAAACGTCGGTGATACTAAACTTCTCTCCAATGTCAAAATGCTTGATAAATGCCTCTCTCAAGGCAAAAGCAGAGTCATTCAGAGCAGAATACTTATCCGTTTCATCTACAGCAATAATTTCAAACTTGATTCCAATATTCACAATTTTCGCATCCAGAATATCAATAGTATCGTTTATCATTTTGTTCAGTGAAATCCAGCGACGGAGGTTCTTTTTTATTGTATCTGTCGCCGCAGTTAAAGTACCATCTGTATTCTCGGAGATTACATAAAGATTCAAGTTACGCTTGAAAGAATCAGGGTCACGAATAGCAGCACATCGTTTTATTGCTCCAAACTTTGGTGGCATTCTATAGACCATAGACATATAATCCTGGTCCGTTACTGCCCTGTTTTGAGTTGCAAATGAGTCTTTGATTCTTATCTTCAATTCCTCGGTGCTCGGTAGAGTTACATCACCCGTAATTGGGTCATCGTTTGTGACTTCAAGAGACTCTGCAATGTCGCTGATAGTCGCAGCACTCAAAGATGCTTGATTGGGAAACTCAAAGATTGGATTGATTGACTCAGTAAGAGTATCAACAGCAGCATTCACAATCTCGCTCGTGTTCTTTCTTGAAATAATTGTAAGCACTGTATTGGCTGGAGCTACTCCAAACTTATCAGTAGTCAGTAATTTTGCTGGATCAAAGGCTTCATCTGTTTCATAGTCCTTTCCATGCAGGCGAAGGACAACAGAAGAGGGATCAGCAACAGCGTTTGAGGTAAGCTCTTCGCTGGTTCCATAACCAAACTGAATAAAAGTATCATCTTCTCTTCTATCCACAATAAACCTGCGAGCTACAATGACCGGCTTCAAAATAGAAGGAGCCATGTTAGCGTCTGTGCCTCTATTCACGATGTCCTTGAAAATAATGTTTTGTGATAGGAATTCCACCTCAAAATATTCATGTCCTTCGCTATCAAAAACTGTTACAACTTCCGCAAGATTATCATCACCCAGACGAATCTTTTTAAACTTTTCAAAGTCCCCTACTGTGATTTGCTCTCTTACTAGTTCTCCGGATATAACTTGTCCGGTTGCCTTAATAGCATAAGATGTTGGTAATCCATTGGCTGTATTAATTTGGGCTACCACTACTTCGTTACTGGCACGAGAGAAATCTACATTCTCGTTTAGGATAAATATATTTCCCGAGGTAGTTCCAAACTCACTTCCTTTCAACAGCAAAGGAAGATAACTGGAATCTGGTCCGAGACCTGCTGCTGCGGCTGGAACTACGATATAGAAAGTTCCTGTGCCAAAGGAAGAAGGGTTGCCTCTAAACTTATATCCTCTATCTCTTCCGTGCTTCAGGACGTTTCCATATTCAAGTGCGGTATCGAGAAAACTTTCGTTAGCGGAGTAGTCAGTGTAAAAAGATAGAATGTCGCCAGTATAAGCAATTAAGTCAAGCATCAGACTTCCAAACGAAGCTTCATTCAAGTCTTTATATACATCTGGATAATATTTTTTAGCGTAGGTGATGAGTGCAGATTTAATACTATTAAAATCGCGATTCGTATAAGAAATAGGGACCTTCTTTTTCATTTATGGTATTCCTCGCTGCTATAATTAGTTTGTTGCTTGAGTTATAGATACAGCATCTTCAAGAGAGAGAGGCAAAATCGTATAAAAGAAAGTAATTGATATCGCGTTGTCTGCTATCTCTCCAAACTGAATGTCGTCAACTCGCACGTGAGGCATGTATCTGGCTACCTGTTCGTAGGTAGCAGTTGCTATATCATCGTATGTGTCTTCTGTATTATTCTCAAAGATGTATCGTCGTAAGCCGACGCCAAAATGCGTATCCATTATTCTTTCGCCTGGACAGGTTAATACCAGCATCTTGAAGTTCTGCTTTATCATCTCTGCATAGGTCTTGAGAAGTTTATAGGCACCATCGTTTTCATCTACTACTAAAGGTAGTTTTGCTCCTAATCCTGCCATTTACTTTTTCTCCTTGTCGCAATCTTCTGTTGTGCCTGCTGAAATATCCTTTTGGATTTTATTTGTAGCTTCTCTTTTTTCTCTGTCTTTTTTGTCTCCGGGTAGTTCTGGTGTCCCGAGAGCAAGAATTCCCCAAGAAGTCAAAGGTGGACCGAAGCCAAATGGACCAAAGATATTTACTGGAGCAACCTTGGGGATAGAAGAAAAGTCTTCGCTGTATCCAAGGTTCTTTATCAGCTTGTATGACTCGTCGTGCTTCTCTGCCATTCCCTTGATTATAAGTGGGATAGTCATCGCTGCCAAGCTTAGCAGATTTGGAGTTGGTCCGTCTACTTTTATGTTCTCCATTGACGATTGACGAAGACCGGCATTTCCTCCGACTGAATCAGTAAATGAATCTTGCTTCTTCCACCAGTCTTCTCCTGGAGTAAGTATGTCTAGCAGAGACCGAGCAACCTGTTTGGTGCCATCAAAAACATTATCTAGTCCTGGAATAAAATGTTCCATTGCTTGGATGTTGTAAATCATGCTCAGACTGATGAAGCGTTGGAGAGGAAAAATAAACTTGAAGAGCAATTTGAAATCTTCTGACTGGAGCATTGTTTTCTTTGCTATCGCAAGTTCTTTTTTCTCGTCCAGATCTTTTGATTCAAGAGTAGAAATGATGTCTTTGTTTTCAATTGTAACTAAAGGAAACGGATAAGCAAGCCCCAAGTGTAGATTGTATGCCTTTTCATCCGTTGCTGTTTTAGAAGGAACATCAATCTTTTCATTCTTCATCATTTTTGTAAAGTTGTTATTATCTTCGGTCGGAGGAATATACATTAAACGCAATCCAAAATAGCCACACTGCCCAGAGGATTTTTTAAACTCATTGGGAGTATATTTTTTGAAGTCTTCAACTGTCTGAATGTCGTCTACGTCCTTGCCATCCCGAGATGTAACTCGTATATATTTCTGTAAGTAGAGCTTACCATTTTTAAATGCTTCATCCTGCTTATACACAATCTTCTGAGTATTAATATTTCCGCCCGGACCGCCAGATATCTTGCCACCTGCAACACTATCAAGTTTATAGTATGCTGCATCTGCTGAAAGAGTTAGCAGCCAGATATTCAACATACGATTTCCAACATCGTAAATATCCGTCCCCAAAATCTCTTCTACCATATCTGAGATTGTCTCAATCTGTTCTCCAATCAATTTTTCCATAGCTGCTACGCCTGAAATCTCGTCGGGCAGCAAAGGATTTTCAACCTTATCTCCTCTTCTATCCACAAGAGCCTTGGCTGCTTTGGCTACTTGGTCGAAGAAATCGCTTCCGTCATCTCGCATGGAACGCTCTATCTTCTGGATTAGGTATTTGATTATTGTTTCATCTGCTAAAATATCTGCTGTTTTGAACTCTGAGAATACAAACATAGCTCGTAGCACATAGTCTACCACAAACACTCTCAAAATAACCTCAACAACACTGTCTTGCCCTGCTTTCTCAATTGGGTCTACCTTATCGTCCTTACTGCATACAGATGATATTTTCTTGTAATTTGAAAGTGTTTTTTCTTTGATGTCCGAAATATCCAGTAGACTTACATCCGGTTGCGGAGCGCAAGTACTGTCAGCAGCTGGTCCTGTAATATCTGGTAGAAACTTAACCTTCAAGAATTTGGCTGTTTGAAAAGTAGGAGCACTTGAAATTTGAAGAGCAAACCTATCCATCAAGTCATCCATAATCCTGTGGAAACCTTCGTCTCTAAAATAGTTGTAGAACTTAGAGCCCTGATTTATTTTGTTTTTGTCTGCTGGAACAATAACCTGCTTCCATATCTTTGAGACAAACGAAGCAAATAAATCTTGTCTTGCTGAAACTTTGCTGTCATATTTCACTCCAAGTTTTTTGATAGCATTAGATAGTTCTTTCGGCTCGTCTTTTGTTGAGAAGACAGAAATCGCTGGTTTGTCATTAGTCTCAACCACAAACTCATCTATCTTTGGTGCTGAGCCAGCATAGCGAGGAAGAGTGTATCGAACCGCTGTCGATGTTGACATCGCTAAGTAATCGAATGTTATTATCCCAAATGCATTTTTATTATCATCTTCGTCATCACATTTTTCAACAGTTGCCAATATAGAATCTGGAACTTCATCAGTCAATGATACTCCTGTCTTGACGTTTTTTCCTGGTGGCGTAACAATCAAAGTTTTCTGGGCTGCTGGTTTTTGAGGAGCTGATTTTTGAGAATCTTGAACGAGTTTATCTCCAGCTTTTTTCAACTCAGCTAATTTCTTTTGTCTCTCCGTTGCTGAAATACTGTAAGTATAAATCGCGTCTGAATCTTCAAACTTATTATTCTCCTTCCCAAAATTTTCGTTGTTGAGAAAGGATTGTTTTACTCCTTCAGCAACAGCAATTTTTCTCTTCCCTCTTCCTGCCCCAGAAAGGTCTGGATCTTCGAGGCGAGCATCTTTCATTGGCTTGGTTATTTTCGCCAACGGTAATCTTTCAGAAGCATATGCTAGTTCAAAACCTTTCATTTTTGTAATATCTTTTTCTTTTGGTTTCCACTCTCCAACTTCGTGTTCTCTTCTTTCGTTCAAAACGGCAGCTACAAAACCACGCATATCATTGTTGAATGCATCGTGAATGCTATCAAACATTGTATTTACTACCTGCTCGTTCAAAAATTCTACAGATGGAGGGTCACGAGGAATAATACTAGACATACCTTTGTTTTTCTCGGCGCAGGCGTTGCCAGCAATTGGTGGGAGCAGACCTTGAGCGAAGCCATCTGTACCAAGAGCTAAAAATCTTTCCAATTTTTCTTCATTCTCTTTCTGGACCTTGGCTAGTTGCTCCTTCAGTTGTTTGGATGATAGCTTGTCTGCTAGCAAGTTATTGCGTAGGATTTCGTCTTCATCAGTACAAAGGTCGTCGTTTGGAGTACGTAGACGGCTGTTTATTTCATCGCAGATTTTCGGGCTCAAAAATGAACCTAAATAAATAAAGAAGTCCTTCACGGCTGATGTTGTTCTGAGTTTCTTTTTTAGAGCAGGATATTTTGTTCCTATCAACTTCAAAACTAATTTCAAAACCATCGGTGTTGCAGTTCCGTCAAGCAGAGAACATAGCTCGCTCGGCAATAAAATGTTGGAAAGGTCATCTAGAAAATCAGTGAATTCGTCTGAGTCAAAATCATCACCAATGCCGTAGTCATCGAACGCACGCTTGCCAATTCCCTCCGGGCGACTGCCACTACCACGGAACATATCGTTTAGATTTTCACCCCCGAATACACCCTGTTCCTGTGGGTCTTCACTAGGATTGCACAGCTCGCAAATGGACGAAAAGATTTCTTTCAGGAGTGCCACTAGGACTTGAGTTAGGATTGTTCTTATAGCGTCGATGATAGCATCTCCAATGGCTGCGAGAATGTCTTCTGTATAGAAAATGTCTGGTATTTCAATGACCGGAATAAGGTGCAAAAGGTCGTCAAAGTCAGGCGGCTGTAGGGTAAGGAGAAAATCGCCTACTAAGTTAGGGTCTAAATCTGTCAAAGCCCTGCAAAGTTCTTCTTTTGAGACGACTGTTTTTATTGTTTCACGCAGTTGAGAAGCATTGCTGCCAATCTTTCCGTTGATAGGTGGCTCCTGAAAAATAGCCATCTTGCCTGTGATTTCTAAAATCTTGTCATCTGGGAGGAAGTCCAATAGTTTTTCTAGCCCCTCGATAGGAATACGACCAAGCACCATCCGGCAAGCCAAGAAAGCAAGATCTGGAGGAAGGAAACGAGCTGCGAGACACTGGATAATAAATGAGGTCACATCTTTGATATCTACCTTGTTTAAGATTTCTCCGTAAAGGTCTTCTATCGTTGAAATTCTGCCAAGTAGGTTGGGAATGTTTTCGCAGTCAAAGATAGAATCTCCTGTATATTCTGAAATCTTCTCTCTGGCTAGACCTATTCTGTCTTTAAAAGGTGGAGCGTGAATTATTTCATCTTCCTGATCCAACTCTTTTTTAGTTTTGATTGGCTTTTCTTCAAGCTTTTTTTCTGTCTTTTTGATTTCCTTTTTTACGAGTTTCTTTTTTGGTGCTCGCGAAGGTCGTATCTCTGGAATCGGACAAACATAGGTCTGAACGAACTTCATCCAGGAGAGTCGTTTAGCTTTTATGTCTGCTGCTATTTCCTTGAGATAAAAAATATAGCCCATTGTATTGGTGCCTAAAATAGCATCATCATTTCTGAAACATTCAAATCCAATACGAAGAGGAATTGCCGTCTCGCCCTGATTTATCAACACGTAAATCATTCTGAAGCACGGTCCTTCAAACCCAAATTCAAGAAGATCTTCTTCTGACTCTCTAAATTTTTTTCCGTTGCTCTCTATAAACTGTTCCAAAATGCCCCTGAACTTAAAAAGGTTGTCTGCTTCTGTCTTAAAATCAAATCCTACAATTTCTCCGGACCATTCATCTACTTTATCAGCAAACTTTTCTAACTCTT